GATATAATTACATTAGATCATTCATCCGTTACCAATACAGCGCAAAGAATAAAGGATTTGGCTAACTTACACCAAGTTCCTAATAAAAACATTATTGCAGATGAGGATGGTGTTGGTGGAGGAGTGGTTGATATTCTTGGATGCAAAGGGTTTGTAAACGGTTCAAAGGCATTAGATGAAGAAAGAAAACAGGTTCAATACGCTAACCTAAAAACTCAATGTTATTTTAAGTTAGCTGAAAAAATAAACAATGGTCAAATTTACTTGACTAAACCATTTGCTAATATTTCCGAGAAGCTTATTCAGGAATTAGAGCAAGTCAAAAGGGATAAGTTAGACAATGATGGAAAACTAATTCTCATGAGCAAGGAAAAAGTAAAAGAAGCAATTGGTAGATCACCGGATTTTTCAGATGCATTAATGATGCGGCTATGGTTTGATCTAAACCCTAAGCCTAAGCCAGCATTTGGATTAATTCAATAAAAAACTAAATTTCCAAAAAAATAAGAAGCAAATGGGCGTTTGGCAAGATATAAAAAAGTTTTTTAACCCGGTACGGCAGACCGATAAACAGTTCTACCCAGTTACGAAGACTTTGTACGGTGGCTTTCAACCTTATATTGGTTCCGATGACAAGTCAAGATACATTCGGGACTATGAGCAAGTCAAATACGCCTATGCGGTCATTTCTTGGATAGCAAAGAAGGCTGCCAAGGTGCCGTTTGTGCTGTTTAATTACAATACAAAAGGAGATAAAGAGCGGGTAAAGGTTAATGCTTTTCTAAATCTAATCGAACGACCGAACAGCTATCAATCCTCATTTGAGTTCAAATACCAGGCATACGGGTATCTGCTATCAACAGGAGCGTTATACATCCACATTCCAAGACTTTCCTCAGGCCGTTGGACAGAAATGCACGTTATTCCATCCGATTATGTTCAGCCAGTTTATGACGTTCGGTTTTCGGGGCCAAAAGCATTCATCATAAACGATACCGGGATAACCATTTCAGCAGATGAAATGCTTTACATCTTCCAGCCTTCTTTGATGTTCGATCAGGTCGGAGTAGGTGAGGCAGGCCATAGCCCGATGAAGGCATTGCTTACCGTCTTGAAAAAAACTGCCGATATTGACATTGCGGATCTTGCAACCATTCAGAACGGAGGGCTTGCCGGGATAATTACCGATAAATCGGCCACTGAGGGTCTAACAGTTGAACAGCAGTCTATCATTGAAACGCAACTCAAGACCAAGGCATACGGCCCACAGAACAAAGGGAAATTCCTTGTTACCGCCGGAGATGTCAGCTTTATTCCATTGGGGCTTTCGCCGATTGATTTGAACCTATACCAAGCAAATAACCAGGTTCTCCGGGATATTTGCATAGTTTACCACATTCCATACATTATTTTCGACCAAACGGATGCCAGTTCATCCTTTGGAAGCCATATCAGGGAAGCTAGAAAAATGGCTTACACCGATGCTATCCTTCCAATAGTTGAGATGCTTGTTGATGCAATCAATCATTATGGAATTGAGCCATTTGGCAAAGGGTTAGTTTTGGATTACGACACCAACGCAATCGAGGAACTTCAGATTGATGCCAAGGCGCAGGCAGAAACCTTAGCGATGCAATGGTGGAAGACAATTGGGCAAAAGCAAAGAGAATCAGGAATGGAAGTAGATCCTCAATTTGAGAAAGTCTACATGATTCCATCCGGTTTGGTCAGAATGGAAGAACTCGACTTTAATGCTCAGGTGGATAGAATTCAGGCTGAGATGAATCAACTAGAAAAGCACCTATTCGGATGACATTCGAAGAGCAGGCAAGGTTAATGCGAGAAAAACAGGACAGGCTAATTAAAAAGTATGAGATAGCTTTTGGTCTTGTTTTTGCCAAACAACTCAAATCTTTTTCCAAGGCGGTGGAGCGATTTCCAACCGCAGCGGTCTATGAGATTGATCTATACTTTGATGAAAAGCCGCTCAAGAAAGCCTATGAAATGATGGTCAGGCAGACGGCCAATGAATTTCAAATCAAAGATCCATCCATTCTTACCAAGTCAATTAGTGCCGACATTTGGAGAACATTGGTGAATAGTTTCCTATCAACCATTGGAGGTGAACGGATAACTGAAATCAACAAGTTCACCAAAGAATATGTCCTTCAGCGGTTAAGACCAATACTAACTCAAGGAATTGATAAAGGGTTAGGGATTGGAGAGATAGGAAAGTTGATTGTGGGGGACATTGCCGAATACTCAGGAAAGTTTGCCAAGTACCGAGCGGAGCGAATCGCACGTACTGAAATAATCGGTACTTCTAACTGGGCATCGCTTACTAGCGTGGAATCCTCAGGGGTAAAGGATAGACTGCTAAAAAAATGGCACGTGACCTTGGACAATAGGGAAAGAAAAGCACATGCAGACATGGCTAATAAGCCAGCTATTCCGATCGATGACTTCTTTGATGTTGGCGGGGAAAAGCTAAAGTACCCGGGAGATGTCAACGGTAGTGCAGGAAATACAATTCAATGTAGATGTGCTATCGTTTACCAAAGAGTTTAATATTTGGAAATTTATTTAGAATAATTTTCTTAGCATCATGTTTAAGTCAGGAATTCATATCATAAAAGAAATAAATAGTCAGAAAAAGACTGTGGTCTTTGCTTTTTCAAAGCTGAACGATTACGATTCTGATGATGACTACACAGAAAAAACCGCTTTCGATAAAACGATGAGAGAATCCGGACCTGATGGATCGAATAGAATCCGTCACGTATGGAATCACGATCGAAAGGAACTCCCGATTGGAAAGCCTATGAGGATGTGGAGGGATAATGAGTATGCCTACACCGAATCCAAGATGCTTGACAATCAGAAAGCTATGGATGCTTGGGATGCTTACGTCAATGAAGCAATAAACGAGCATTCCTATTGGGGTAAGGCATACAATACCGGAGTAAATCAAAAAGGCGGTAAGATTATCAAAGAGGTTAAACTGCTTGAGGTATCAACTGTTCTTTGGGGTGCACAGGAAAAAGCCAAATTGGTTGAAATGATCAAAGGAGGTGATAAACCAGAGCCTTGGTTTATTGAGCACATTAAAGGTCTTCAAAGCTATGTGAAGAAATCCAATGCTTCAGATGACTTTTTGGAGACTTTAGAAATTGAATTGGAAAAAGCAATTGATATAATTGATTCACTCGAAAAATCAGGCCGTGAAAAAGCACCTGTCACTATTGAGCCGAAAATCTCCCTATCACTTGCAGAAATTTATAAACTCAAACGAGAACTTTAATTAAATGGAAACTAAAGAAAAATTCGAATTGGTAGAACTGATCAAACAGGACATCACTACCATCGCAAAAAAAGAAGCTGAAGGAGCAAAGGCTGAGGCTTCCGAACTGTATAAGTCACTTGAATCAAAGATTGAAAAGTCTTTGGATGGATTTGTGACCAAAGAAGCATTTGACAAGGCAGAGAATGACCTCAAAAAGGCGTTATCTGACTATGAGAACAAAGTTTCTAACGATGTGTCTTTCTCCGCGTCTCTTTCCGAAAGCATCGTAAAGTCAATGGATGCGATGACTGCTCTGAAGTCAGGCAGAACCAAGACGGCTGAACTTTACATTCAGAAAGACCCGTCAATCATGACTGCAACCAACTCCATCACCGGAAGTAATACCGCACAGGGTCGATTTGCAATCAATAACAACGAAACTATCGTTCCGATTGCAAGACGTCAGACTTACATCCGTCAGATCATTGGCATGGGTGCTACCGATCAGGAGGTTTACCCGTATTTGAGAGAGACTGCAAAGGATGGTTCTTTTGGTGTTCAGAATCCGGAAGGCTCTGCCAAGCCACAGGTTGAATACAAGGCTGAATTGGTGACTGCCGTTGAATCTACCATCGCAGCATGGCAGAAAATCGGACGTCAGACTTTGACCAACGTTAGGGGTCTATCTTCTTTCATTCAGCTTGTTATGGTTGCCGATTTGATGATCAAAGAAGACGATGAACTATTGAATGGTACTGGCTCTAACGGTAGAGTTCAAGGATTCCTTCAGTCTGCATCTGCACCGTCTTCATTTGGATTGACTATCACATCACCTCAGATTTATGACGTGATTGCTGGTTCTGCAGCTAAATTGGCAGCTTTGGATTACACCGCAAACTTTGCCTTGGTTAACCCTGTTGACTATTGGAAAATGGTGACTTTAAAGCAGGACGATAAAGCATATTTGCAGAATGTCATTTTCAATGCTTCTGCATCTAGCTTGAACGTGTTTGGTATCCCTGTATTCCCGACTACTGCAATTTCCGCTGGTAACTACGTTGTCGGTGATAGCCGATATGTAATGCCGATGCAGAGAGAAGGAATCAGCCTTCGATTCTTTGAGCAGGATGACAAGAACGTACAGGAGAACTTGATCACCGCAAGGATTGAGGAAAGAATCTTGCAGGCGGTTTACAGACCAAATGCCTTTGTTGGTGGTGCAATTGCTACCGCTATCACTAACCTTACTCCTTCGACTTAATTAGTAATTCATAGGGTGTTTTTGTTGTTGTTAAAGCCTCGGTTTTGCCGGGGCTTTTTCTATTTATTTTTTCTTAGATTTGATACATGAAAATAGGAATAGGCATAACAACTCGCAACCGTCGGGAAATAGCTGAAAAATCTATCCGTGAAATCAGGAAGTTTGCTCCTAAAGGGTCAAAAATTATTGTTGTTGACGATGCCTCGGACGATCCATATTACCGAGCCGATTACCGCTTTCCATTTCAAGCAGGAATAGCCAAAGCAAAGAATAAATGCTTGGAATTACTTAAAGATTGCGACTATCTTTTTTTGTTTGACGATGATTGTTTTCCGGTGAAAGAAGGATGGGCGGAAGCCTACATTAACACAGGGCTTAATCATGCTTCATTCAATTTTGTTTGGCGAGGTGATGGAATGCACATTGTTGATCATTTGCCAAACAACGTTACAAGCTGGTCCAGTCCCCGTGGGTGCATGATGTTTTTTACCAAAAAAGCCTTGGAGGTTGCAGGAGGCATGGATGAAGGCTTTGCTATTTGGGGATATGA